CCATGACTTCATTTCTCTTATTGTTTTTCTTATTGAGTATCTTGGTATTCTGGTTTGTTTATGGATTAACTCAATTTTTCTATGTTCCATATACAATTTGAATAATCCTATATTATACCAATTATCAGGATTAGATTTTAGTTCTTCTTCAAGTAGGTTATTTAACCATTCAATACTTGGTATGTCCGTATAAGGTGTATCTGCCTCATCTGGTATATCTTTAAGTTCGCTATTAAAGTTTCTGTATGTTCTTTTGAACTTTGAGTTATTGGAATAGAATTGATTGGTAATTGCTCGGGTTAGAAAATACATTTCTTCCTGACTTGTTTTTAGGTTATTCCATTTTTCATTTGTCTCAAGTTGAATAAGAACGTCGTGTAGAAGGTCTATATGTCTTTCATCACCTTTGGTTATTCGTTTTGCGAGTTGTAGGTATTGTTTGTATCTTCGTTCAAGCATAGATGTTCCCAACTACCTCTATTGAAAGTAGTGTATAGATAATTTGTGGGGATACTATATTCCCAAGAAAGTTTCCATACAGTTTTTTCCTTATTCTTATATGCTGTAAGTATTTCCCTCTTTTTAGTATCATCCAAATTATATTTGTTTATCCTTTTACCATAAGTATTCTTATTCATACAATTTTCTTTGATGGAAACGCATTTTAGGTTCTCAATATTATTATTGAGGACATTTCCGTCAATATGATCTATGGTTTGGGGACAATCACATTCGTTGAATGCCGCCCATACCAATCTTGCTACTCTCTTGGTATATGCTTTATTCTCGTGAGAGATACATACCCTTTGATAATTTCTATTATCATTACCCTTTTGAGCCATCAATTTATCTTTTTTGATGTTCTTAATTCTACCGAGATTTGATGCTGCGTAGGTTGGGAACATCGGTATTTGTTTCCATATTTCCTCTTGTTGTTTTTTCTCCATTATATTTGCTATTTTAGTATCTATCTGCCAGCATTTCTTCATATGCTGCCACCATTTCATTATAGTTGTTGATATATTCCTCATGATTTTGTAGTTCTTTGTCTTTGACCCATTCCTGATACTCATAATCTAAATCGCAAGGGTAGAACTCTTCCTCTAAAATGTCTTCCAAAAATCTTTTCATTAGTGCCATGTTTTCTTTTTTTTAGTAATTGTATTTATAATTGAATTGTTCTATCTCAAGGTAGGTCATACCATTACAATACTTTCCTACGGTATTGTCCTCTTCATATCTAATCAATCTTTCTATGTCTTGTTCCTTTGATTTTTTGTCCGTAAGGATTTCTTCTACATTCCATTCTTGTAATGTATCTCCGCTGATAAGTAATGTTTTCATATTTGTTTTTTTATTAGTTAATTCTTTTTAGTTGATTTGATCCGTATTTATTATTGAAAGTTTGGAAGAAATCACGCTCATATTTGTATTTCAATCCGTAGAATACAACTACAGGTTTGTTGTATTCGTTTGTTTCCACGCTGATAGTCATAGAACATTTTTTATCAAACTTGTTTGTATAAGTCATAACTGCTTTATCACCTGATACAAGTAGTTCTTGTTTGATAGTTTCATACTGATTTTGTGATGTCTTACCGAAGTCAAAAGTTTTGTTTTCCATTTCTAATTTGTTTATATCTAAATATAACACAACATCTACAAAAGTCAAGGACTACAAGAAATATATTTGTTTTTTTATTTTATTTATACTGGACTTACTGAAAACTCACAACCAATTTGTAATCCCCAAGCGTGAGAGCCGTGTTTCACATAGTATGAAAAAGAATGTTGAATTGCTTCATCAGGCATTTCAATTATTTTTTTGTTGTTATTGATAAAATCAACAACTTGATTTTCAAGTAATTTGACTTCTGTAATTTCTTCTTCTCCGAAGTGTATAATTTTGTAGTTTTTCATTTTCTTAATGTTTATATTTCAAGTATAACACAACATCTACAAAAGTCAAGGACTACAAAAAATATATTTGATATTTAGTTGAAAAAAATTAAAAAAAGATGATATTTATAATAACGACATCAAAAAAAAGGCCACTTGCACGCCATGTTTTATTGCCTTTTTCCCTTACTTCCGATGAGTAAGGGTTTTTTTTTATTAAAAAATTGAAAGGAATTAACCCATAACAGACATCATTTCCCCATCACCAGATTTTTTATCTATTTTGGTAATATAGATATTTTCTAAACTGCTTATAAAGATCTCTATTTTTGTCTGGTACTCTTCTAATGTAAGTTGTGCTATTTCATTTGGTTTCATATTCAACTTTAATTCTAATGTTTGTAAAAAAATATGTGCGATTACAACACCAAAATCTCTTTTGAGTTTCCTGAAACTTTGAATAATAAAATAGTCAAACTCCAAAGGTTCTATAAATAAAGCCATGAGTTCCTTATTTATACTTTCTATTGGAAACTTGAAGGTAGGATTATCTTTAACTATATCCTCTAATAAACCAGATACTGATTGTTGATATTGCATAATAAAGATGAGGGGAAGGTAGGAAAAATCACAAAATGGGAAAACTTAAAGTAAAATAACCTTCCCCTCAATAACTTATAGAAATTGAAACTCGCTGACTTCATTATCAGCATTTAATTTATATTTAATCTTTTGTCCTACTATACCAGCATTTAATGGTTTTTCGGTTTCAATAAGTAATGGCTCATCAAAATCTTCTAAAAATAGATTATAAAATAATTTATTTGGTTGAGTTCTGTTGTATAACTTTTCAACCTTAATTAACTTATAATCTAAAATCTTATGTGTTTTCTTTATCATATTAATAAATATCAAGTAAATTACTTTTTTCTTTTTCTTATTAAAAATAGAATAAAAATAAATGAAAGTAATAATACATATTTCAATTCCATATAATCAATCTTTGACGAAACCTTGAGTAGGTTTATCTTCAACTATTACTTTTGATTGTATCATTTTTTTAATATCTATATGCTGTTCTTTCAACCATTCAGTATGATGTATCATTCTATTCAAAGAATTAATTTTTGATTTATCACCTGTTTGCCAATCCTGTAGTTTATTATTCATATTACAAATATAATATTATTTTTAATAAATACCAATTAAGCAGACCTTTAGTTCCCTATTTTTTTTCCTCACCCAATAAGTTTCATAAGACCAGTTCAAGTATTCCCCCATATCTTATTTATCCTTACTGACCTTTTTTGTAGCAGGTATGTCTCAATTTCCTATTTGGATTTATCCACCTGTAAGACCCATACTCTCGTTCCGTGCCGATTATACCCTCTGGGCGATATTAAACCTTTTTCTGTCGGTTCAACTACTAATAAAAAAAACTGATAAAAAAGAAAAAAGGGGAACATTTCTTACCACAGAAGCGTTTTCCCCAATTCTCAATATATCAGTTTAAGATATTTAATATTTTGTTTGCTTCTGTGGTGTATCTATAAATATAGTAAAAAGTATAAAAAATCAAATCATATTCAAATCTTTTGGAGAATAAATTATAGAGTTCTCAAAAGCCCTTTTGTTAGGTTCAAAATTATGTTTTTCACAGAATTGTAAATGAATATCTTTTTCTAAATTATAACCTATTCTCTGTAAAAATAAAAAAGTTTGTTCCCAATCTTTTTTACTCACATTAAATAATTGTGGGCCATCTTCTTTTTTGTTATTCAATTTACTTCGGGTTTGATTTACACATATCTTCCCTTGTAGATTACACAACTTACATCTACTCGCAATAGATTTTTTACTATTCTTATAAAAATGAGTAATTGGTTTTTCATTTTCACAGGAACAACATATCTTCGTTTCAACGAGTTTTTTTTCGTTTGGGGTCATAATACTACTTTATAAAGATAATTGAAATTAGGGGTGTTTCTGTCCCTTTTAGGACTACTTCCAACCCATAGCGATATTGGAGATATATTTTTGTTGATATTGACCGTAGCAGAAACCAGCACGAACTCCTCTGTCCTTCTTCTTTTCTCTTACCATATCATCACTCATACATCTACCCATAAACACACCCAAACTTTCTTTTGGATTTGGTTGATATTCAAACTTTTTTCTACCAAACTCTTCACTCATTCCAACTACACCACCTTGTTGTGTATTATCCATACCCTCTTTGTCCCATTTAGATTTACATACAGCGTATCTTTGGTCTGTTTCAGGGAAACTTTCTTTTTCCTCACTCATACATCTTGATATAAAATCTTGTTCGGTTTCGTTTGCTTCTGGTTTGACTGGCATATTATAATTTTTTTTCTTTTAATTTTGAGTTTTCGGCGTGTAATTCATCCACCTTTTTTTCTAATTGTTGTATTTTTATATTCAACTCACCAATTTCTTCTTTTAAGTCATCTATGATGTTTTTATAAAGATTAACAGCAATTTCAAGGTTGCGTAAAGTTTGATTGTCTGTCTCTGCCTGCTGTCTCCTACGACCAACAAACCAACCACCAATAGCAGTTATAGAGTTAGATATAAAAAGTAATAAAGTTTCGTTCATATCAGTTTTTTTAATTACAATCTACACAAGCATCATACTCTGGGCCTTGATAATATGGGAGGTTGCGGTACCAATCATTTCTTCTTGGTGGTCTTCTCATTCCAGGAGCAATATGAATACCAGCAAAATATGTTTGTGATGATGATGGCATCCCGTCCCTCTGTGTGAAACTAAAATACCAGGGATAATCACTTGGAAAGGCTTGTACCCTATCCATCAATCTTTGAGCGTAAAACTCGTATCTACCTTGTTCTATATCTCTCAAATAAGACATACCCTTTATGTCTATTGATGTTCCTTGTTCTGTATTTCCAATAGTTATAGCCTTATTCATCTTACGAGCAAAAACCTCTGGCATAGCCTCATAGAAACTGCGATGGACTAAATAAGGTGCGATGTAATCATTCAACATTATAGTATCTGCTTGAGACATAGTCCCACCTGATAATTGAACTGACTTTACAAGGTTCATATAATAGTCATATCCTCGTGTCCCAATAAGGGTTTGTAGTCCTAACTCTTGTGCCATATAAATCGTGCTTGTTAATAAAGCCATATCAATATTTGAGTTTAGCGTTGAGAACGCTTTGAGTTTGGTCTCGCTGATTAATAAAACTGTTGCCATTCTTATATTCCTTTTTCTATATCAATTTGGTTTTGAACCTCGTCCGGTAATATCTGGTTTTGTTCTATTCCCAATTTAATTGTTTGTTTATTTTTTAAGAACAGGAGTTTTTCTAATGTCTTTAACATATCCTCCTGAATGGGAATTATCCGTGTTTGAAGGAATAAATTATAGGCATCAAGCATCTCTGTTCTACCCCCAAGTTGTCCCGAAGTTTTTATGCCAAGTAGCATCGGGGAACTTATACCCCACGCCGTAAGTATGGTTTGGTCTATTTGTGGTGCCATGTTAGAATACCAAGCATCACTTGCGTTGTTCGGTAAAGGGGAAATAACAGGTGCGGTTTCAGGGTTCTCACTAAAGAATAAGAAAATCTTACCTGCGTTGTTCGTGGAGGTATATTTGGCTTCTAACTGACGCATCAAAATATCTCTCTCTTCTTCACTTGGAACACCATTTGTAAAACTCACAGCCATACTTGGCATCATAGAGTTTTGAGTGTTATTCAAGTGGAAGTTTCTAATCTCAATATCTAATTGACTTGTAGTCAAAGAAGCAATCCAATCAGGAGTTGGATAATAAGACATCATCGGTTGATACTTTTTTACATAATATATTTGAGACGGGCTGTCTTCACCAACCATATTAAAGGCTGGTATTTCAGCAGGCTTCCATTTTTGAGGATTAACTTGTGTTCCTCTCCAATCAACAGAATAGTAGTATGTATCAACATTACCAAACATATCTTCTTTACCTGCTCTCAATCTTGAGAAGTCAGTATGGTATATTTCAGCAATACCACCATCATTAGATTTTACAATATTTAATGCGAAACCTCCAAAAATAATTCTATCAACCACACATTTCTCATAGACCTCATAAAGCGTCTCACTTCTGTTTGCCATTCCAATAGCATTAGGGTCTCCTTCTTTTACAATAAGGTTCTTGCCCTTAACACCATACATAGTAGCATTAGCACAAGCACGAGTAATTGGAGAATATTGATAGTTTGTTAATAGGTGATTTGGAAATGCGTTGTCGTCCCCGTAGAATACCCACGGCTTGTTTTTGATTACCTCCTGAAATTGTGGAACATAAGCAGCATTAAACTCTTGTATCCCCATTTGGTATTTGTTTTTATTATCCATTACTTATAAATATCTAAAGTTTCCATTTTATCTATACTCAAAAAATATTAGGTTGATGTTGGAGTGGGTGTGGGTGTTGGAGTAGAAGTATTGGTTATTGTCGGTGTTGGACTTGCTATTGGTTCTTGGCATTCCTGTTCCTCCTCACTCACATAGATTACCTGTGCGAAGTCCTCATCATTAGAAATATAAGGTTCAAAGAAACAATCTTGGGTATTATCATTACCAACAATAACCCACGCTCTACCACTCTCTAATACATTATAGGCAAGTGCTATATTTGTTGAACCTGATGTTATATTCTCATAAATAGAATAATAATACTGACCCAAATATTCAAAATTGACTTGTGGGGTTGCTCCTGTAAGAACTGTTGTCGGCGCTTCAACAAATCTAAACTTATCATAACGAATATTACTTGTTATAACTTGAGGATAGAAACTAATTCTTTCCTT